TCAAGGCGTCGAACGCATCGCGCAAGGGACTGGTGATCTACAACGACGCCGCGGTGGCGCTGTACGTCAAGTTCGGCGCGACCGCCTCCTCGACCAGTTTCACGGTGAAACTGCCCGCTGGGACGGTGTACGAGATCTCGGGCCCCGAGATCTACACTGGCATCGTGGATGGGGTGCTGGCCTCTGGAACGGGCAACGCCTACGCCAGCGAGTGGTGAGTCGTGGCTCTGGCGATCACTGAACTGACGAGGGGCTGGGACAGCACTGACGTCACTGGTCCGTCCGCCTACACGATCCCGTCTACGACGCCTGGGAGCGGCTCGGGCGTGATCGTGCTGTACTGCTCGCGCGAGGCGACGACTGCCCCCACGCTGACGCCGACCAACACGTTCGGCGGGACTTGGGTCCAGCTGGGCGGTGCCGCCCAGATCGACGGCATCTCTGGCATCGGTGGCTGGTACATCCCGTCGGCGAACGGCTCCGCCTCGACGATCTCGATGGCGGTGCCTGCCGCCGTCGTCAACATCGGCATGGCGTACAGCGTGCTGGAAGTAACGGGCCACAACGCTGCTGGCCTTGTAGTCACAGTGGTGTACGGTCCGACAGGCACCACTTCTGCGACACTCGGGCTGGCCGCTTCGGCGCCTGCCCTCGCTGACGCGAACAACGGCCAGATCTTCTGGGGTGGCTGTCGTGCCAACCAGGCGATCACGGCCGAGGCTGGCTGGACGGCTGGCACTGGCGCGAATGGCACGAACCCGAACTTCGGGTCGAAGGTCGAGTGGAAGATCGCGGGGTTCGACTCGAGCCCGACGATGACTCAGACCAGCGCTCGTTGGCAGTCGATGTACATCGAGGTCGCCATCGCGCCTGCGGGCGGTGGTGGCTACACTGGTCTGTGGGTGCCCGCGATGCGGCGCAACCACCTCGGTTCGATGCAGGCGTTTGGACGGGCATGAGCACTCTCGATGAACTCCTCCACGAGAAGGAGTGGCGGCGCTGCCGTGGAGACGGCGACGCCGACGCCTTCCTGTACTTCGTGCGCAACTACTGGTGCATCCGCCATCCGAAGCGCGGCAAGATCAAGTTCGACCCGTACGCGGGTCAGATCGTGGCGCTGCAGGCGTTCTGCGACCATGACCGCGTCATCTGCTTGAAGGCCCGCCAGATCGGGTGGTCGACCCTCGTGGCGGCGTTCGCCTTCTGGGCGACGTTCTTCTGGAGCGACCGCTACGTCGTCATGCTCTCGAAGGGCGAGCGCGAAGCGGCCAAGCTGCTGCAGAAGTCGAAGTATGGCTACAAGTTCCTGCCTGCCTGGATGAAGTTGCGCGGCCCGCGCGAGACGAGCAACACCGCCGAGAAGCAGATGTGGGACAACGAGTCGGGCATCGAGTCGCTGCCGAGCGGCAACGATCCTGCCCGTGGTGAGGCTGTCTGGCTGGCTGTCCTTGACGAGATGGCCTTCCTGCCGAACCCCGACGAGGCCTGGGCCTCGATCGAGCCGATCACCGATGTCGGCGGGCGAGTCATCGCCCTGTCGACGGCGAACGGCGAAGGCAACATCTTCCACCAGTTGTGGGAGGCGGCACAGCACGAGGACGACCCGTTCGTGCCGCTGTTCTTCAACTGGGCCACCAGCGACCGCGACCAGACCTGGTACGACCGCAAGATCCAGCAGGCTCGCCGCCTCGGGCGCGAGTGGATCATGTGGCAGGAGTACCCTGACAACGCTGAGGAGGCGTTCATCCGCTCGGGCAACCCTGTCTTCGACTTGGAGTTGCTGCGGCGGATCGAGCCGACCGAACCCGACATCGGCAAGTTGGTCGCCCTCGACGGGCGCCCGAAGGACGTGCAGTTCCACCCGCACGCCTACGGCGAGCTCAAGGTGTGGAGGATGCCTGTCCTCGGGGGTGTCTACGCCATCGGTGCGGACGTTGCTGAGGGACTCGAGCATGGCGACTTCTCGTCGGCACACGTTGTGGCGGCGGGGACAGGAGAGGTGGTGGCCCATTGGCACGGTCACGTCGACCCCGACCTCTTCGGCGAAGAGGTGCTGGCCCAACTCGGCTGGTGGTACGGCGGCTGTCTGGTCGGCGTCGAGTCGAACATGCACGGCCTCGTCACGTTGAAGGGACTCCAGCGGGCTGGCTATCCGACGATCTACAAGCAGCGGCGCGACAGCAACGTCGTCGCCAAGCAGACCGAGATCCTGGGCTGGCGCACTACGAAGGCCAGCAAGCCGATCGTGATCGACGGCTTGGCTGGCAGCGTTCGCGACGAGGAGATCGATCTGCGCTGCGCAGAGACGCTGCGCGAGATGCGGACCTACCGCAGGGACGCGAAGGGCAGGATGGAGGGCTCCCCCCACGATGACCGCGTGATGAGCCTGGCGATCGCCTGGCAGATGCTGAACTACGTTCACATGCCAGAGTACCAGGTCGAGCAGAAGGCGACCCCATTCACGCTGGATTGGTTCGCCGAACAGGTGGTGAAGGCGAAGCCTCCGTCGAAGATGGGCCGAATCGGCTCGTGGAACGTCCGAGGGGCGGCGTAAGACGTACCATCGGGTACCGATGGGCGATGACCACGCACTGCCCCTGCGGCCGCTCCCTCGACTCCGACAACGATCGACGTCACGGCCTGTGCTTCGGTTGCAAGGTTCGATCACTCACGTTCGACCTGGGTCCGCTACAGGATCGCCTGTACGGCGAAGGGCTGACCAACCGTCAGTCCCAGGACCGCATCGTGGAGGACGCGCGGGCGCGCGGGATCGAGCCTGAGCCCGTCGGGAACCGATGGATTTGATGTGGACTTCGCTTCGTTCGCGCTGCTGCTCACGGGCATCGGCGGTTTCATCACAGGGCTCGTGGCGGCGGGCGTGGCGATCGCTAACCGCCGCGCTCAACGAGACGATGATGAGGCCGTTGTTCGGAAGGCCAACTTCGATGAGCTTCGAGATCTCTACCACCAGGTACGAGACGAGCGCGATGCGTACAGGAAGGCCCTCCGCGAACTGGAGGCAGAACTCGAGGCCTGGCGACGATGAGCAATGAGTCGACCCGCTTCCTTGAGCATCACCCGCATCACTGGTACGACATTCGGAACTGGAAGTTGTGGGCGGCGATCAGCGCCACGCTGCTCGTCGCGTGCGTCACGTTCGCACTGGTCAGCACGACCCTCGACCGCAACGCGGCTCGGGGCCAGCTGACCGACATCCAGGCCGAGAACCAGTGCCGCTCTCGGGCGGCGAACGCAGTGAACGTGGCCCTCACGTCGAAGGTGATCTCGCTCGGCGAGGTCGACGAACTGGTAGGCCAGTTCGTGGTGCAGTTGAGTACCGACCGATCCCAGATCCCTGGGGTGGTCGAAAGGCTGGGGGAGGCCATCACCACGTCGAAGGTGACGGGCCAAGCCCTCCAGAAGGCAGTGGAAGCGCAGAAGTCCGCGATCGAGGCGTGCAAGGAGCCATCATGATCACTCACGTGACCGACCAGTCGTTCCCCTTCGAGGTCGTCCTCACCCACCCCGTGGGTGATTACGAGGTCGGAGACAAGGTGAAGGTCGTCGGGTTCGACGACGAGCCCCACACCTACGAGGTGAAGGGCGGACGTCATGCCAGCGTCGGGGGTGTGTCCCCGCTCTGGTTCGAGTTCACCGCTCAGGACGACGAGAACGAGGCCGACCCGACGGCCGACCCCGTCCACGAGGCGCAGATCGCCAGCATCCTCGAAGCGAAGGATCTGGAGAAGCAGATCCGCGAGGACGCCGAAGAGCAGGCTGAGCAGGTCCGCAAGGACCAGGTGAACGCCGACAAGGAGGAGGCCAAGGCCGCGAAGCGGCGGGACTCCGCCAAGCGCGACGACGAGGCCCGCAAGTACGAGGAGTCGGTGCTGGAGCAGGCGAAGGCCGAGCACGACGAGCACGTGCCCGCGCGCGTCCCCCACAAGGTCGATCCCGAGCCCACCAAGAAGGAGTCGAAGTGAGCCACAGTTTCACCCTCTCGAAGGAGGCGGTCCGCATCTTCACCGCCGTCGCGATCGCCGCGCAAGTCGTGGCGTACGTCGTGACTGGCGTGCTGGACCTGAACTCGACGGGTCAGGTATCGGTCGTGGCCGTCGTCGGCCTGATCGGCATGGCGGCTCGGAAGTTCGTCTACTCCGAGGCGACCGTCGACCGCGCCATCGCGAAGCAGGCCCTCGCCCCTCAGATCAAGGGTGACGCTGGCGCTGTCTGATGGCCCGAGTCAAGAACTCCGACATCCTCAAGGGATACCGCGGGCGGCTGCAGGCGTCGAAGAAGTGGCGTGAGCAGGAGAAGCTCGACAAGTTGTGGTGCCTGCTGGTAGACCTCTACCGAGGCAAGCACTACGACGACATGGGTCAGTCCGACCAGATGGTCGTGAACGTCTCGTTTGCGACGATCAACGTCATCGGTCCCTCGGTGTCGGTCAACCATCCGAAGATCACGGTGGCGGCGCGGAAGCCTGAGGATCAGGACCGCGCCATCATCACCGAAGCCGTCATCAACTACTGGTGGCGGCACTACGGCGTGCAGACCGAGTTCAAGCGCGCCGTCAAGGACTTCCTGATCATCGGCCACGGTTGGATCAAGACGGGCTACAAGTACAAGAAGGATCAGGTCGACGCAGCCGAAGGCTACGACGACGAGCAGGCCAGCGGCCAGTACGACGGGACGCCCGTCGATGACTTCGCCGACCCGAAGCCCGACGCCACCGTCGAGGCGAACACGGTCATCACCGAGGACCGCCCCTTCGGGGAGCGTGTGTCTCCGCACGATCTGTACGTGGACCCGATGGGCACGTGCATGAACGACATTGGGTGGATCGCGCAGCGGATCCGCCGCAGCGTCGCCGCCGTCAAGGCGGACAAGCGCTACCTCAAGGCTGGCCGAGACAAGGTCGTGAGCGGGTCGTACGCCAAGTACGACGGCGAGAACTCCTACCAGAAGGAGGACTACCGCACCGACAAGGCTCAGAGCCAGGGCTACGTGGACGTGTGGGAGTTCTACGACCTGCGTCGCAAGACGGTCTGCACCTTCTGCGACACGACCGACGAGAACGACGGCACCTTCCTGATCAAGCCGTCTCCGTCCCCCTTCGCGTTCGGCCATCCCTTCGTGATGATCCGCAACTACGAGGTTCCCGAGCACTTCTACCCGATGGGCGATCTCGAAGCACTCGAGCCGCTCCAGCGGGAGCTCAACGAGACTCGTACGCAGATGCTGAACCACAGGAAGCGCTACCAGCGCAAGTGGCTGTTCCGCGAGGCGTCGTTCGACCCGAAGGGTCGCTCGGCGCTGGAGTCCGACGAAGATAACACGATGGTGCCCGTCATCGGCAACGAGCCGCTGACCGACGTCATGATGCCGATCCCTGCGATCCCGATCCCTCCCGACTTCTACCAGCAGTCGGAGTTGATCGAGCAGGACATCGACCGCATCACGGGCGTGTCCGAGTACCAGCGCGGCGGGATGCCCGAGGTGCGCAGGACGGCCACCGAGGCCGCGATGATGCAGGACGCCGCCAACGCCCGCTCTGCGGACAAGTTGGCGATCGTCGAAGGCTTCATCGCTGTGATCGCTTCGCGCCTGATCGCGCTCGCGCAGGAGATGCTGACTGGCGACCAGGTGGTCCGCGTGGTCGGGGTGAACGGCGGGCCGAACTGGCTGCAGTTCGACCGCGAGTGGATCAAGGGCGAGTTCGACTTCGAGGTGGAGGCTGGCTCGACCCAGCCGAACAACGAGTCGTTCCGCCGTCAGTCGGCGCTGCAGATGATGGACGCCATGGCGCCGCTCATCGGCGCAGGCGTGATCAACCTGCCGAAGTTGGCGGCGCACGTGCTGCGCGACGGCTTCGGGATCTCCAACCCCGAGATGTACGTCGACCCGATGGGTATGGCTGGCATGACCCCCATGATGCCGCCGATGGGCCCAGAGGGGTCTGGGGGCGCCCCCCCTGGGCCTCCCGACGGGTCGGGCGGGCCTCCGCCGCCGACGGACGGCGGAGGGTACTCGCCACAGCCGATGCCGCCAGCCCCAGGGATGGGCGGCAACATCGACCCGAAGACGCTCGCGATGCTCTCGACGAAGGTCGGTCTCGATACGCCCAACTTGGGCTGATGTACCAAAGAACGCCAAGGGTTGAAGGCCCGACCAACCCTTGAGGAGTCTTAGGTGCCCGAAGAGATCCAGCCAGAAGCCGCCCCCGTCGCAGACGGACAAGGGGCAGAGGCAGAAGGGGGCGCAGCCGCCGTAGAGGCGCCAGAGCCCCAGTACTTCGACCCCACGCCATACGCCGACCAACTCACGAAGGTCACAGTGGATGGCGAGGAGATCGAAGTCCCCGTTGCCGAGTTGCTTGGCGGGTACAGCCGCACTGCGGACTACACGCGCAAGGCTCAGCAACTCGCTGCACAACGGCAGCAGCTTCAGTTTGCGGACGCCATCGCGACCGCCCTCGAAGCGAACCCCCAGAAGGCCATCGAGTACCTCTCCGAGAGGTACGGCCTGCAGGTGGCCCCCCGCCAGGAGGAAGAGGAAGAGTTCCTCGATCCTCTGGAGCGGAAGGTCGCCTACCTGGAGGCTCGGGACGAGGCGCGGGCTCAGCAGGACGCGGATGCCAGACTGTCGCAGCAGATCGCCGAAGCGCAGCAACTGTGGGACGACATCGACCCTCGGGAAGCCGTCGCCTACGCCCTCCAGCGCGACTGGCAGGGACCGACAGCCATCGCAGACGCCTTCGCGGCTCTGTCGGGGCAGCGTGTCCTCGCCGAACGTGCCGCACAGCGGCAGTTGGGACAGACCCAGCAGCAGGCTGAGCAGGCCGCGATAGCGGCCAAGCAGCGGCTCAACGGAAGCGTGGAACAAGGCGGTGGGGCAGGCCAGGGAGCGACGATGACGGGCCCGCAGCAGGCCTCAACCATCGCTGAGGCTTGGGAGATGGCGAAGCAGCAACTCGGCATCTCCTGAGCCCTGAGTCCCAGGAGCCCCAATGGCTGGAAACCCGAACTTCGACGCCCTGCTCGCCACCACGCTGGCGAACTACGACAACAAGCTGACCGACAACATCTTCTCTGCTCGCCCGTTCCAGTACTGGCTGATGCAGGCTGGCCGCATCAAGCCGAAGAGCGGCGGCGTGAAGATCGTCGAGCAGTTGATCTACGGGATGAACACGACCGCTGGCTCGTACAGCGGCTACGACACCATCTCGCTGACCGCCCAGGACGGCATCACGGCTGCCGAGTACCCGTGGAAGCAGTACGCAGCCTCCATCGCGATCAACGGCCTGGAAGAGGCCCAGAACAGCGGCGAGGCCGAACTGATCGACCTGCTCGAGTCCAAGATCATGCAGACCGAGGAGACGCTCAAGGAGAAGTTCGACCAGATGTTCCTCACGTCCGATGGGACGGGGAACTCGGGCAAGGACTGGCTCGGGCTCGTCGCCATCGTCGGTGATCACACGGACGCGATCACCACGGTCGGCAACATCGACGCCACGTCCTTCACCTGGTGGAGGTCGTACAAGGAGGCCACGGCGGGCTCCCTGACCCTCGCGCAACTCTCCACCGCGTTCAACTCGGTGTCGGTCGGCAACGACCAGCCCGACCTGGCGCTGACCACGCAGACGCTCTACGAGCGCTACGAGGGTCTGCTCCAGCCGAACCAGCGGTTCACCGACCCGAAGACCGCCCAGGCGGGCTTCCAGAACCTGCTCTACAAGGGCAGCGTCACGATGTGGGACGTCTACACGACCGCTGGCGTCTGGTACTTCCTGAACAGCAAGTACCTGAAGCTGGTGAAGCACTCCGACAAGTGGATGGAGCGCACCCCCTTCGTGCGGCCCGAGAACATGGACGCGCGGTACGCGCTCCTGCTCTCGTACGGCAACCTGGTCTGCTCCAACCGCAAGCGGCAGGGCAAGTTGACGGCCAAGACGGCCTGAGCCACGCCACTCGACCGAGACGGCGGGGGGAGGAAGCCCCCCGCCTCTCGAAGGAAGGATCACGATGGGTGCAGTAGTCATCAGCAAGAAGCAGGAACTCGGTGGGATCGGCCTGGAACAGGGCAAGCGGTACGTCCGCTGCACGATCACTCCGTCGGGCACGTACGCGACGGGCGGGGACACGATCCCGCCTCTGAGCCTCGGCCTGGTGAACATCACCGAGATGTTCCTGTGCGTGAAGGGCAAGGTGGGCGGGACGGCGATCGTCCCCTCGACGATGGGCGCGCGGCCCTCTCTGGCGGGAACCGCCAAGGTGCCTCTGATCCAGTGGCACATCGGTTCGGCGACGCCGACCGAGGTCGCGAACGCCACCAACCTCACAACGGTGGCGGTCGACGTCATCTTCGGCGGGGACTGAGAAGTTTCACCGAGAAACCGATGGGTAGGGGCCCTCGCCTTCGGGCGGGGGCCCTTCGTGTACCAGGGAGGCCTGAAAGACGATGGATACCGCCAACGTGATGAACCCCACTGGCTCGGGTGCGCCCGCAGGCTCGCTGCTCGGTGAGCGCGTCGCCCTCGTGAATCAGAACTCGCAGAGCGTCGAGGGCCAGGGCAACCTGGCGTTCTCGACGGTCGAGTTCATCGATCCGCGCAAGGGCTTCTGCAAGGCGAACGAGAACACCTGCGGGGCCAGGCGCCAGAAGAACTCGCTCTTCTGCGCTGGGCACAAGCGCTCGTTCGAGGCTGGCCGCGATGTCAACGCTGGTTGAGCTCCAGAACTACGTCCGCTCGACTGTCGACGTCACCGCTGCGGATCTCCCCGATCCGCTGCTCAACGTCTGGCTGCAGGACGGGTTCAACCGAGCGATCCAGCAGGAGGACCGCTGGCCCTTCTTTGAGGTGATCTCCTCGATGACGGCTGTCGCCAACCTGCGCAACTACTCGATCTCCACGATCCCCGCCACCACCACGCTGAGGTCTGTCTCCGCCGTCATCGACGATGGCACCCTCGGCAACGGATGGCCGCTGCAACTCGTCAACCATGACGAGGCGCAGTCTCGCTACCTGGGAGTCCTCGACTCGCCAGGTCAGCCCACGTTCTACTCGAAGAAGGCGGGCCAGATCCATCTCTGGCCGAAGCCGAACCAGACCTACCACTACATCATCCTCGGCTACCGCGTGCCCTCGAACTGGATCCTCGGCGGGTCGGGCGCTTCGCCCGACTGCGACGACAGGATGCACGTCCCGATCGCCGACTGGGCTCTCTCGCGCTACTTCAAGCAGCAGGAGGATCCTGCGATGGCTGCCGCGTACGAGGAGTCGTACCGCGACGGGATGCAGTTGGCCCACCAGGCCATCATGCGCATCGATCAGGACTACCCGCTGATCCTGAACCGCGGGTGGAGCAACCCCTCCATCAAGTGGTGGATGGAGTCGCTCGGGCGCGGATTGGGGCACTGATGCCGCGCCCCATCAAGGGAATCGAAGTCCTCGACTTCTCGGGCGGCTGGAACTTGGACGCCGACCAGTTCAAGTTGGCGGACAACGAGATGCCCGAGGTCTACAACATGATGCTGATGCGGGACGGTTCGCTAACCGTCCGCCGAGGCATGAGCACGTGGGGTTCGGGCCCGTGGGGCGCGAACAGCGCGGGCAACTCGTACTTCTTCGGCTCATCGACTGGCGTCCGCCAGATGCTGGAGGCTCGCGCGACCGACCACACGGTCCAGTATGGGACGGGCGGAGCGTGGGCGAGCATCGGGCAGACGACTGGCGCTACGCCGCACGAGGCGGACATGCAGACGTGGATCAACCGCTGCTACCTGGCGAACGGCAAAGGCCAGGTGGGGTGCAAGTGGGACGGCACGACCCGCACCGCCTTGACGGCGAGCGGGACGGGCCAGTGGCAGAACGACTACACGCTGCCGACGGGGACACACCAGCCGAAGGCGGAGTTCATCACCCGCCACGCCGACCGCATGTGGGTCGGCTACACGAACGAGGATGCGACCGACTTCCCGCTGCGGATCCGCTACAGCCACTTCAACCAGCCCGAGTCGTGGCACCAGGACGACTTCATCGACATCCCTGAGGGTGGCGGCAAGATCACTGGGATCACGTCGTTCAAGGACACGCTGATCGTCTTCAAGGAGAAGCAGATCTGGGCGGTGTACGGCTACGACCCCGACCAGTTCAACCGCGTCAACCTGACGCAGTCGATGGGTGTGCCTCACTGCAATGCGTTCGGGCAGAACGAGCAGCGGCTCTACTTCTACGACCTGGCGCTGGGCGTCTGGTCGTGGGACAGCAAGAAGTTCACCGACCACTTCGAGAAGCTGCGGCCCGCGATCGACAACTCGTGGATCACGACGAGCGCGCTCGATCGGATGACGCTCGACTGCATCGACCGCCAGGTGTGGGTCGGCCTGCCGTTCCTGCGGACTGGCGTGGCCTCCCTCATCTACGCCTCGTTCGTCTTCGACGAGACGATCGGCAAGTACGGGGCGTGGACACAGGTCTTCACGAAGGGCGGCTACGGGCCGCGCCACGTCGTCCAGTTCTTGGACTCGAGCGGGACGAAGATCCCTCTCTGCCGCATCGGTTCTGGCTACATGCTGCAGATGAACGCGCGCTCGGACGCGAAGGATGACATCGGCGACGGCCTGGGCCCTGGCCCGTTCTCGAACGGAATGTCGACCAAGTGGTTCGAGCCTGGCATCGTCGGCCAGAAGGGCTCCTGGCGCCCGCCCGACTTCATCGTCGGCGACCAGGACTCCGACTCGCTCCT